CAATCCTTTGGCAGTTCTCTCTGAGAAAGTACCATTGAACATAATTGCATTGAGTTCTTTTTTAGATGCTGAATATCTTGGGTCTTTCTTGTCTACTGACCTAATTAGATTGATTTTTTCTCTAAGCTCCTCAGTTCCTAACCTTATTCTCGCAACTACCTCAGCTGGGTTAAGATTGAATGGAGTCTCTTTTGACTTAAATAGTGACTTGAATACAGATATTTTTTTCATAACTCTTGTTTTTATTCTTGCTAAAAAAAAAGAAGGGGAAAAGTAGCAAGAAAACTTTTTATGTGGATGCCTCCGACAACCCCTTTGCAAATGTAATAATAATTTTCAATTATCCAAATGCGTGACAAACGTGGCAACTATGGGACAACTTCAAAAGTAGTTGTCACGCCTATAAGTTATACTGCTATTGAGTTACAGCAAAAGCGTGACAACTAGACAACTTTTTTTGGGGGTGTCCCCCTTGTTTTTTTAAAAAAGCTAGCTACCCCCTATAAGAAAGCTTGTCAGTTGTCACGCTCTAAGTACTGATTGTTAGTTATTCTCTCCTTAATTATCTTTAAATCTGTAGTGTTGTTACACTTGATAACATCCTCAAAGATAGAGTACTTATGTATTTCATTTGGTGGATAGAGATACTCTTTAATAGGTGCAATTATGTCATTATAAATCTTGTCAAAGTTTTGAAATTGCTTGTCTACTTTTATTCCATGGATTACAGTGACATGGTCTTTATCCAGCATTCTACCTATCTGAGTAAGATTAATGTTTAACTTATACAGCTCAGAGTAGATGTAATTACGTTTGTACACCAGCTCTCTTTGTCTACCTTTATCACATAGGTTATGGAGCTCAATCATGTATTTAATTTTTTTTAGCATTTTATTCTGATTTAAAGGTTTAAATTGTTAAATTCTTTTACTATATCTTCAAGATAATAAATCCTTTTTAATAATTTTTCCATTAAATCATATTGTTCTTTATTTCCTCCCCAAAACCAAGCTCTTTGATATGATAATATTTCCTTTTCTCTTTCTTTTTTATTCATCTTATTCTGATTTAAAAGTTTCGTTGTAGTATTCTTGTGTCGTAATAAAATTCCCTTGTATTCCATTATTCCATCCATTACTATGAGCTCTAAGTATCTGCTCCTTCTCCATTTCTTTTGCTTGGTTAATTGCCAATTTTAAGATTGAATCTTTCAAGTCAACATCATTAAAAATCTGCTCAATCAACCATTCTACTGCTGTTTGTTTCATGATATTTTCTTTTGGTCAATATTTTTAAATATCTCAGAGTCTGAGTCCATCCTTCCAGTAGCCTTGATAAAGTCTACTTCTAGCTTAGCTGAGTTAATAATAACAGATCCAATTGAGCTGATAGCTTTTGCTTTATCTACCTCTTCTTTAATCTGTTCATTTGTTAAAGACTCATCATTAAGTCTTTCTAGTGCTGCAAACATGTGGTCACGTAGATCACTAATTTTGTTTCTTGCCATTTATTGTTTTATTTAATTTAGTTGTTAATTTAATGATCTGTTGTATTTCTTCGGGGAATCTTTGGATGGTATTCCTTGCCATGTTTTCCTTCATTGATACCATTTCTAAGTTGCTGATGTCACAGTTCCTGGTGTTACCATCAATGAATCTGACTATAGACTTTTTAGGTATTAATCCATTGTGGTCAATCCATACTTTGTTGTGGTAAAGAATCCACTTGCTATCTCTTACCTTGTAGTACAGGTATACTCTACCACTTTTATCAGCATCTTTTCTAGCTACAATTGTTCCATCAGGCTTCCAGTTGTGTGGTCTATTACCTTTTTTAAACATTGTAGCTTTGACTTTCTCATAGACTTCTGATGGCATTTCTTTACCTTTGTTAAATGGTACGTTGCCTTTTTTATATCTAAATCTTTTACCACCTTCAATGAGATTGTGTCTACCAGATGACTCTGACCTTTTGAACTCTAAGGTCTTTTTAAGTCCCATTGAGAATGCTCTATTAGCAACTTGAGAATAAGTCAATCCTAAGTCATCTGCAATACCTTGAGTCTTTTCATGAGGGAATCTTTGTCTTATTATTTCATTCTGTGTCATAACTCCTCTACTTTATAACCATTGTTAATATACCATTGTGGTGTCTCTGGTAGGTCATCAGGATACTTCTCATCTTGTAAACATTCATTATGGTCTAGGTAGCAATACCACCAAAATCCACCTAACTCTTCTACTGAGTCCTCTAACCATACTCTATGTGTTGATTTCATAATAGCTCTATTTCTTGTTTAACTTTATTCCACCAGCTAAAATCATCTTCATCTGTTACCTCACACATAACTTCATCAACTGCTATTAATGCACATTCTTTAGCTGTCATTTTGTGCCACCATCCATTAAACATTTGGTGCGTTTTTACTTTTAAATATTTTAACACTAACTCTTGTGCTTTCTCTTTTGGTGTCATAGCTCCTCAATTTTTAAGATTAAACATATCCACTTGTCCACCATCAAGAATGCATGATGCCTGTCGTATGCCTTCACTATCTTGAAGGACTTGTCTTTCATTGTGACTCTGTATGTTTTCATTTTTAGCTCTTAGGTAGTTAATGTATAGTAAGATGTTAAAGTGACCTCTTTTAGTCCAGTAGGATTCAATATCAGCTAAGTTCATCTTTTTCAATTTGTCCGTTGTTACATCCACACTCCTCTTCTGTGTAGTGAATTTCATTTCCAAATGTGCAGTAGTGTACCTCTACAGTACCCTCTCCATTGCAGTCAGGGCAAATCATAGCTCACAAGTTTTAACAGTTGTATACTTTTTATGCTTGAATGTGCTCAGGTTTCTTTTTTTAGGAGCAGTCAAGTTGAATTCTTTAATCATCATGTTGTAAGTATTCCAAATTGACTTCCATCTTGTTGCTGGCTCAGACTCAGCACCAAATTGTTTAAGTGCAAATAGGTACATGTCCCAGGTGTGTTTCTCTTCTTGAATGATGTAATTAATTAAATTTTGCATGTTACTTTGATTTAAGGGTTAAAATTTTGATTGTTGCTACTATGCTGTAAAGCACTAATAAGTAAAAGATTTTTCCTTCCATGATTTATTGTTTTGGTTAATAATTATGAAACAAAGTTAGTAACTCTTTTCACTTATGAAAATTAATTAACATATTTTAACATTTGATAAGATAAAAAAAGGGATAAACTATCACTAGATCATCCCTCTTAGGTGTTATTGTAACCAAACAATATACATGCGGTACAAATATAACTATTTTTTTCTTCTGAGAATTAATTTTATTAACTTTCCTATCAATCCAGACTGCTCATTAACATCTACATTCACATCACCATTGGTAACTTGTACGTCTACCTTGTTTGTGTCTATTTTAAGGCTCTTAGAGTCACTTTCTTTATGAAAGTCTACGTCTACTTTATCTGTGTCAACTTTAACGTCTGTGACACCATCTTTTCGTGTCACTTTAATATCTACATTCTTAGTATCAATGTTGATATTGATGTCTTTTTTCTTTTTTGGCTCTTTCATTATGCTTCGTTTTGACTAATTCTACCTTGACTCTCTAATTTTATTACTCTTACATTAGCTGGTTGTGCTATTTTCCAAGCTGTTCTCCTAGCTTCATGCAGTCTTACCTTAGCAATCCTCATGATGCTAACTTCATTGCCTTGATTACCACCAATAATGTGATAGTGAGTTTTGTCTTCACCTACATAGATTCCAACATGACCACCACCATCTCGCTTGAATGTTAACACATCACCTAGCATTGGTTGATTAACTTGTGTGCCATACTTAGCCCAGTTCAAAGCCCACAATGGAGCATCTACTACCTCAACACCAGCCTTGTGAGCACAGTAAGCTATGAATAAACCACACCAGGGGATTTCATCATTAGTGTATGCCTTAATCCCAAGCTCAATAGCCCATCCTAAAATGATTGGATTGTGATTTTTACCTATAATTTCTCTAGTGCCCATCAAACTGATAGCTTGCACTAATATTCTTGGAGATTTCTCTTCTTCTAGCCAACTATATTTCATAATAATAGATTACAATGATTCCTAACACCATACCACATACAGCTCCCATAATAACATTGAACATCATTTCTGTACTGTTAACTGTGATAAAGTAGCTCCAATTGTGCCAGCTGTTACTAAATAGCCAGCCATATCTACTACTATTTTAGGAAGGTCAAATGGTGAAGTCAATAAGACAGCTCCAATAGTACCAATAGTGATTGATAAGTTGCGAACTCTAAGCCAAAAATTAGGAGTCTTGGCACACCATCTGTCTCTTAGTGTCATTTTATTAACTGTATTTCTATTAATTTCTTCACTGATTGTGTCAACTCACTGATGTGCTCAGCTAAATGCTTGATCTCAAGCTGTGTCATTTTCTCAATTGAGTCACTTCGGAATCTTGCCTCGTTATCTACAAGGTCAATCTTGCCTCTTAGAGCACCAACATCACCAATAATCTTTTTTTGCTCATTAACTACAGATTTTATCTCACTATGTACATTCTTAACGAAGTATCCTATAGCTGATAGTAGTACTGTAATAATTGTAAATGCTGTCTCGTTGAATCCCATCACAAAATAAGTATTGAATTGTTATAACCATTCTCTCTCATCCCTCCACAAGGACATCCACTATGGCATTGACCAACACAATTGCAAGAGCACTGGTCTATCATTGGTCGAAGGTCAGTGTCTCTGTTAGTGGCATCTGTGAAGCCAGGATAAAGGTCTTTGTTAGCTATCAAGTATCTAATTAATCTCTGCTCATAAAATGAAGCCTTTTGTGCATAGTGCTCCATTCCGAATGCTACCTCACTTCTACTCACAGATGCTGAGAAGTCACCGAACTGAGTCTGCAATCCTTTATTTTTTAGCTGATAAGTCAATCCAAAAATAGCATCCTCTGCTGATCGCCAAGCTATCACTGGCTGAATGAAGGTAACAAGTGTCTCCTCATCATTGGTAAGTGTCTGATCATTATAAGCAGCAAGCAAGTAATTGTAGTAAGTTGTACCTAAGATAGGCATTACTCTCAATTGTGCCTGAGTAGCTATGTATGGAGTAACATCTGTCACATCTACATTCGCTGTGATAGGGGTGTTGACCTTTAAGTAGGTTTCTGTGATAAAGTAGATCATAGTGCTGGTGTTTCAATTGGTATAACATCACCACCTTCAATTGGTGGTAAAGATGCAAGTGATCTCACTTCATTAGGAGTCATAGCATTGAGTACTTTTGTCGCTACCAATGGACTCAAAGAGTTGATAGCATCAGCTGTTTTACTGGCATCACCTTCAATCTCTACAATTGTCTCATTGATTATTTGGAAGTTGTTAATAGTGTATTCACCTGGTATCTTAGCAATCTCTAATAGCTCATTAATTATCTCCTCAACTTGTGCTCTTAATGGCATAACAACATTTTTCTCAAAGATGACGTATGCTTGCTTGATGTCAGCTCCTCCACCTAGTGAGCCAGTAGTTCTGACACCCATAAGAATAGGATCAATTGTATGAGCAAAACAAATCTGTTCAGTATTCAAAGCTGATGCCTCGTGAAACAGCTTATCATTGCTATTTGTAGGTAGTGATTCTATTTTAGGTAGTTGGTCTGCTGAGTTAGCAAAGAATGCAACTGCTTTCCCAGCATTAGCCGCACCTTTAAGTCTATCAATAGTGTGCTTAATCATTGATTTCTCCTCCTCTGACTGTGGTCTCTTAGGAAACATCATAGCAAAAGAAGGAAACACACTATTTTGAATGTTAGATTTTGCGAAGTAGCTAAGCTCACCTGATAGGAATGCAAAATTAAGAGCACTAGTGTACTGAGGCAATGGATACCACTCCTGACCTAGTGTCATAATTTCGTAAACATACAACTGCTCAAGGTCACTATTTGTCGGATGGTATTTTTTTATAGATGTTACGTCTATTCTAGCTGACCAGTCATCACATAAGAAGTAAGTAACTTTGTCTCTAGCAATTCTTACCTTCTCAGGTGACACATTGTAAATCTTGTACAGCTCTCTCTTAGCATTGTAGCACAGCTTGAAGTAAACTCTATGGTGTACAGTCAACTGCTGAGCTATTGCTCTCTCTACTTTGCCAAGTTTAATTTTCTTTTCAAATGTGTAGAGCTTGAGCTTGTCCTCATTGGTCATTCCTTCACTCTTAAGAACGTATCCACCACCTACTACTGAGTTGGTCTTAAAGTCCACAATTGCACCATGTAAAGGTGATGTGTAGTAGAGTTGATTAAGTAGCTCAGGGAACATGTTATCCTGACCAAATGGAATGTAGCCAGCTATCTGATATCTACCATTAACATAAGGGAGTGATAAGTTAGCATCACCTACTCTACCAAATGGTGTTGAGAATGATTGATAACCTTCTACTACTTCTGTTGTTGTCTGAGGCTTAGTGCCTATGAATCTGTTATACCAAGCCATTAGTCATAAATTGAGTTAATAATTGCACCAGCCACTACAAGCCTTCCCTCTTCAATCATTGTCAATCCAGTAGGATCTAATGTAGGAGATGAGCTTTCATAAACCTTGTATCTGTACTGACCTTTTATAAAGTCAATATCTGCAGGGTCTTCAATAGTGAATAGGTTAAATCTTGAAGGCCACAATGAAGTATCAGCACCTTGCCAATAGATTGGGTCAGATGTTGTGTTAAATTCATCCTCGAACTCAAATAAATAGTAAGCATTTGATAGTGTTGTGACCTCAGTTAAGGTCAGCACAAAGCTATTAGTTGAGTCTTTCTCAAGATATATCATACCTATATTGTACTTATAGAAAATTTTAATTAAAAAAAAGCCTTACATTTCTGCAAGGCCTCTTTATCTATGGAAGAAAGAATAGATTACAACAATCCTGGGATAACTGCATCAGCTATTTGGTAAGCTAAAAATTCATTCTCTGCAAGCAAAGTAATAGAATATTTACTACCATCAGCTCTAGCTGTTCCTGAGCCTTCACCAGTAGCAGTTAACTGCAAGTAAGGGAAGAACCAGTACAAGCCATTAGCATCTTGAACAATACCACTCAAGTACTGCTGACCAGAACCTAATACTTTAATAGCACTAGACTTAAGAGATTCACGTCTGTGAAACATTAAGTTGATTGTCTGAGTCACAAAAGAAGAGCCATTGATTAAGTCAATATTTGACTCTTCTGTGTAGCCTGAAGTATTGCGTCTGAATTCAAATTCAATGAATGGATCAGCCGCTACTACTAAGTCTAAGGCATCAATTAAGTAGTCATCAGCTGGGTCAACTGACAATGTAGTCATGTCTACATTATCTTGTAGGTTGACGTAAAATTTGTAAATACCACCAGTGTTGTTATCACAACTCTTAAGGATGGTCTGAAGTGCATCACACATATTTTCTTATATTTTTAAAGTGAAAAAATAGGGAGGCATTGCTACCTCCCATTATGTCTTAGATGTAGAATGCATTATACAACACTATCTCAGAAGGGTTAGTGTAGTGAAAACCAATCTTCATGTTAGCACGAGTTCTCAATACTGGCTCAGCAACTGAGTCAGACAAGTTGATAGCTTTTAAAGCCTTAGAGTCACCTTCAGCATCAAATGCATAGATAAGGTTGTTTTTCAAAGTCAACAAAATAGTGTTGTCAGGCATACCTTCACAAGCTACTACATTGATTCCTAAGAATGTCAATCCTAATGGTAGAGTAACATAAGTCTGAGTGTTACCTTGTGCAGCTGCAAGCTCATAAGCATTAGCTACATTTGTAGACACATAAAATCTTAAGTCAGCTTTTCTACGTACAATAGAAGAAGGAGCCGCATTCAATACAGATTCCAAAACCGCTAACACATTGCCAGTAGTAACAACAGCATCATACAAACCAGTGATAGCCGCATCATAGAACATTGGAAATAAGTAGCCAGTACACAATGACAATAATGGATCCTCAGATGCATCATTACCTTGCCATCTTAATAATTCAATATCTTGACCAATTACCATAGCCATTTCATTCCAGTAGTAAGACATAAAAGAAGGTACAGTGAAGTCACCGTTTGATCCTTTAGTCATTTGCAATGCTAAGAATGATTGCTCTAAGTCAAATTGACAAAGCTCAGCCATTGCTGACAAAGAACATACGTCAATGTCAATTGCATCTAGAACATCTGTACTTGGAGAAAATCCACAGTTGTATGTTTGTAATACTTGACCAAAAACTACATTAGCTAATTTAGTCTTAGATTTTACACCTGGTAAAGTTCTAAAGTTGTTGGGAATGTCAGGGCTAGACAAATATGCCTTAGAGTAGAATTCCTCAGGGTTGGCTGCTAATAACGCATTTGCGTCTACATCCAAATTGAATTTTAAGTTACGATTCATTTTATTTTGATTTTGAAAATTTTACAAATTCTTTGAACTTTTCATGCGAGCTCAACGCCATTGGTGCTACTTCTTCTTCAGTCTCAATTGCAATTGATTCCTCAATTTGATTCTTCAATCCAGCAATCATAGCAATAACTGAATTCATGTGCTCCTCTAATAAAGGTCTCACAATTGCAATAATAGCTTCAGCATCTACAGCTGGGTCAATAGCCATAGCTACTTCTTCTGTTTCAGCTTCTTCTGTAGCTTGTGCCTCAGCATCAGCCACTTCTTCTTCCACAGCTGGATCAACTGATAACTCAGCCTCCATCTCTGTAGGTACATCTTTAATCTCAACAACTTCTCCGTCAGCTATGACATAGATTTTGTCACCGATTAGATGCTCTCCATCAGGTAATTTCATAGTATTTAATTTTAATTGTTCCGATAATTTCATACCTAGAAAGCCCTCAATTGAATAGCCTACTTGACCTGACTCAACAAGCTCATCATAGTATGCTCTGTCAGTCACTTGACTTGTTAGCATCAATGTTCCCTTAGGTACTTCAATGCCATAAGTAGTGAATGCTTTGTCAGTTGTAGGGTTGTCTACTATCCAAGCCTCTAAGATGTAAGCTGGGACTTTCTTAGTAGTGTCATGCTCTAAGTTAAAGATGTCTTTGTTCTGTAAGTTAAGCATAAACTTAGCATGTATCTGGTCAATAACCTCAGCTGAGAATTGTACATCATACTCTTCCTCAGTATCCTCATCCATTCTGTAAATTTTCATAGGAATCATAGCTGGTGCCACTATCCTCATCTTTACATTATCTTTGAATGCCATTGCTACATGAGAATTGAATGCCATACCTTTAACCTTTATTGCTGGCTTAGAAGTAAATGCAATCATTTCGATACCTAGGTTCTCACCATCGGCATACTCATCCTCAATTGTTATCTTATAGACTGGTCTATCCATGCCTATATTGTAAAAAGTATTATATTTGTTAAAAATTAAAATCTATGGTAAATATTTTAGGCTTTGAAGTACCTAACCAACTGAATGAGTTAACGGTACAACAATTTGAAACAATTACAACTATCCATGCTGACACTGAGCTGGATGCTATTGATAAGCATTTGCAAGTTTTTGAATTCTTAGGAGTGCCAACAATAAAATGGGATGATGTTGAGATAGAAGAGTTCAAAGAAATAGTAAGAGCTTTCAATGATGTGATTGGCAAACCTGAGTTAGTGAACACACTAGAAATTGATGGCTATACTTATGTTGCATTTGAGGACAAGTTCAAGCTCTCAGTTAAAGACACTAAGCACATTGAGAGAATAATGAACTCCAAGCATAAAGGCTATATCTCTGAGCTGTTAGCAGTGTTATTCAAACGTACTGACTTAACTAAGGTAGAGCACTACTCAGATGCTCACATCAAGTTGAAAGCCAAATTAATTAGAGAATTGAAAGCGGAGTTAGCTGTGCCTTACCTGGTGGAGATTGGTCAAAAGTTATCTAAACACATACCTAAGGATGTCCCTACCGAAATCTTGGAGTGAGATTGATGTATTGCAGTTCAAAGAGATTCGAGAGCTGTATACTATCACAGAAGTATTCAATAGAGAGATAGAGATTCTTGCTATAGTAGCTGACGTTAGCTCAGAGGAGCTTGAAGACCTTGATATTGAGGAAGTAACTGATATGATTAATGAGATTAAATTCGTTAACTCTGAGCCATCTAAGCAATACAAGCATCAACTTAATGACTACCACTTTAAGCCATTGGATAAACTAACCATAGGTGAGTATATTGACCTTGAGTTCTATTTTTCAAAAGACTATAATCAGCACATTGGTCACATTGCATCCATCTTTTATAGGCAAAAATCTACCAATGAATGGGGTGTGACTATCTATGAGCCTTACAACTTCTCACCTAGACAAAGATTTGAGCTATTTGAAGAGTATAGCATCAATGATATCTATGGTATTGTACCTGAATTCATAGCTTTTAGAGAAAACTTCATGGAGACTTATGGCAATCTATTCCATGATGAGAGTGATAGTGATGAGGAAGAGGATAAACCTACCACCTCTCAGGAGTCTAAAGACTTACAGCTCAAGAAAAGTGAGTTAAAATGGGGATGGGAAAGACTAATCTATTCTCTATGCAATGAAGACCTCACTAAGTTTGAAGAGGTAACTAACCTACCACTAATTATGACCTTCAACATGTTAGCCATGAAGAAGGAATTAAACATCTAATGGATAGCCTACTTTGAATCCTTCTGGTGGATCAAGTGCCTCAAATGTGTAAGTGATTCTTTGATTTTTCTCAAGTATCTCAGCCACTTTCAGCATTGGATACCTTTTAGTTAACCATTCTGTGTACTGTGAGTAGATTTCAGCTGTGATTCCTGAGTTGTTTAGCTCATTTGTAAAGGCGTTAACATAGTCTCTAGGTGTAATTACTCCACCATTCCACAAAAATGCACCATTGTTAAGGAAAATAAAGTAATACATTGCTATAATTTGAATCTCTAGCTTCTCAAAGCTGGTGATTTTAGCATTGATTCTGATTGATTCTACCAATGTACCTTGACCATCTACTATGTCATTCCTAAGAATTCTCTTAAGTATGTTAGCCATCCTTCTTCTAGTAGGATAGAGCACATTGAATTCACCATTTTTTGCGTATGCCATTAGTCTAGGGGTGTTGGTGTTATTTTAGGTACATAAGGACTCAAAGGTATATCTAGCAAGTATGCGTATTCAGTTGGTGCTATGTCAACCTCATCTGAACTGCTCAAAAATAAGAAATAAACATCATTAATATCTTGAACAAATCCAAGATATGTATTTGCATCAAAAAATATTCCTTCTAATTCTTGTGCTTGTTGCGGTGTTACTATTCTACCTTCCATTTTAATTGTATCTACTTAATGCTGTTTGATAAGCCGTCACAGCTGTGTTAAAGTTAGTCATATCTGTGTCTGTTAAACCATCTCCAACGGAAGCAAATTTACAAATTCCATTAAAGAAATCAGTAGCACCACCTAACCTAGCTAAAAGTATATTAGTTGTAGGTCTTAAAGTTGAAACCGCTGTGCCACTATAAATAGTTCCGTTGTTTGCAAATTTTTGAACTGTTGAAGATAGTCGGCTTGTAATTCTAAATTTTGGAGTACTACTAAGTCCAACATTGTAGTTAGTAAATGTAGCTGTATTTACTCCATATATACCATTCCCAGAATAAATCAAAATGCCATTTGGAGCTGTATATGCTCCTATCATACACGCTTGTGTTGAATCAATGGATCCAGTTGTAAAATAACTTAAATGCGCATCATTCAATCCAAGAACAGTAGACGGCTGTATTCCAGTATTTGCAGAAGTGTTTAATGGAGTCATTCCATTAGAATTATGAGTCCAACCAGTTTGAAAAGTTAAATTGTAAGTTCCTGGAGTCTTAAGATTAACCGCATGACTTGAGGCTATTCCACCAACTACAGGATAGATTGCTTTGAATTTTGTCCAGATTGAATGTCCTTTTAAAGCTAAAACCAAAGTATTAATTGCATTCTGTTGTGTACCGTCAGTTATTCCAGCCGCTGTAATGAATGCTTGTGCATCTGCATCAAAGCTACTTTTAGGCATTAAAGAAATTAAACTGTAGTAACTCATATTACGCTTGTGTTGTTACTCCTACCACATCCCACTTTGTGTCAGTATCATTGTAGATAATGCCTAAATAAGTAGTCTTGCTTAGTACAGTTGTTGTTGGTAAAGTTACTCCTATTGCTCTGTAGTTAGTGCCATAAGTAATAGCTCTTGCAGTTGCATTGTCTTTAATTCTTATAATCAAACTTTGACCTTCTGAAAATGTACCAGTAGGATTAGCAAGTGCCAAAGGTACTGCCTGAGCTGTAATTGTTACTATATCATTAGTGCTTGTTGGTGTTACTGTAGCACTAGATGTTACTGTTTGAACTCGTGGAGTGTAAGATGCTTTGTCATTGAATGTAGTCCAATCAGCAGAGCTCAATGCACCTCTATTAGTAGCTGAGGCTGTAGGTAGATTGAATGTGTGTGTTGATGTAACTGAGCTAATTGCAAAGTCAGTGCCACTTGTACCTACTGCTAAGTTCTGTACTTGAGCTGTTAAGCCATTCAATGCTGTTAAGCCAGTTGAAAAAGTAGTTATTATCTGACTAAGGTGATTGTCTTCTGTGTGAAGTGTAATAGTTCTACCACTATGTGTAACATATATCCTTACAACTAGTCTATCTGTAAGAGCTAAGCTAGTCTGTGGTACAGCTAATGCTGATAGATACAAGTCTATTGCTGTGCCTCCAGTGATGCCTTCAGGATTAGCTGAGTTAGATGCAATCAAAGTAAGTGTAGCACCATCCCATTTGTACAGCTCTACATAAAATGAAGGTGTACCACCAGAACTAGATGCAGAGAAATAGGTTTCAAAGTTCCAATTCCCACCAGGTATCTCTAACTGATTAGGGTCATTAGCATCTGTTATAAATGATTGAATGTAACCATTAGCATTAATAGTGAAATCAGTACCAGCACCTATGATTGGTGTCTTATTAATCTCTTTCATGGCAACACCACCAAATGTACCCTGACTCACTGAGCCATTAAGGTAGTAGCTAACAGATGCACCACCTCCACTTGTTGTAGGAAAGTTAGCTAACTGACCATCACCTCTTATGTATTGTGTTGCAACACCAGCACCAGCAACTGCTAATGTGCCAGCTGTAGTTATTGGATTGCCAGTCACTGTAAATGCAGATGGCATAGTTAAATCAACACTTGTAACTGTGCCACTTGTTAAGTCAGCTGTAGTTGCTATTGTGTAGCTACCAGTTGCTTTGTCAGGAAATTCAAGAATAACACCAGGATTCGTTACTGCTGTATTCTGTAGTGAGCTTTCCTCAGCTCCAGTCTTCAATGCTAATTCACCAGTATTAACTAGCTTAGCCGATGTGCTAGCAAATATATTCGCTGTCATTATATTAGTACCTAACACTGTGCTTAATTCATTAGCTCCAGCTGTGACCTCTATTGGATTAGTAGTAGTAGCTCCTATATCAGTAACTTGCTGTAAATCCTGACTACCACCACCACCAGCAGCATTGATAATCTCTTGACCAGTAATTGACTTAGTGATGTACCCAGTGCCACTAACTTCACTTATCTCTAATAAGTCTGTAGCTTGTAGGTTAGCTCCCTTAGGAGGCATCTGTGATATTTTCTGTCTACGATATGCCATAACTATATTGTATTAAGATGGTAAATTAGTTATAAGAGGGACTTGACAATTACTCCAGTTACTGATATCAACATCTAATGTCATCACCCAACCTGCAGCATAGTCTAATAATTGATTATTTAATGGAGTGATAGATGGTGAGCCTACTATATCAAAGGAATAATCATCACCAAAATTGAAATAGTTAATTAAATCCACTAGAATTTGATGACAGTCTGACAATATCACTGTGATGTTAGCTCTATCCTTTTGGATGATGTCTAAACAATACACCTCTAAGCTGATAGTGTTCACATCCATTGTAGTAGATGCCACAATTGGAGTGATAAATACCAAAGGATACCTCTCATCTTTTGTAGCAAAGTTAGGAAGTTGCTCATTGAAGTCACTACCTACCTTTTTAACTTGTAGGTGATCGTTATAAAATGCTTCAATCTTGTTTATTAGTGCTTGATAACTTGTCATAATTCTGCGTTTCTTTGGATTCTGTTAACTCTATTCTGTGTTGATGTCATTTCTGTCTCACTTACTACAGCTGTGACTGTGAAGTTAGGTGTTGATTGGTCATTATTATTAGCATCTCCACCTACATTGTTAGCGTTGTTGTTGCTACCAAATAAGTTAGGTGTTGCCATCTGACCAGTGTTAGATGGAGGAGTTCCAGCATCTGGCGGAGTTGGAACACTACCACCTCCTTCAAATGATGTAGAAGAGATTGCTGAGATAGATGCCGCTGTTGCCGCTATAGATGCCGCTATTCTTATCCCTGATGCAATACCTAATGTAAAGTCAGGAACTGATAAGATAGCAAGGATAGCTTGAGCACCATTGATAGCCGCCATTGCTAAGTTCATTTTCTTCTGTTGTTCAAATTGTTGCTTAAGGATAGCTTCCTCTTCTATACTTCCCTTCTTAACACCTTTAAGTTTATTCCTAGTAGTAATTTCTTGAATGCTTGAGATAGCTCCTAGTGCTTCTTTAGCAGTGTCAAAGCCTTCATTGATGTTCTTTAATGTCTTAGCCTGAGCCTCAGCTTCAATCTCTTCAATTTTTTTAGCTGTAGCTTCTTCTGCTGTGATTTTAGCTTGTCTGAATTTTTCCTCAATAGCCGCTATCTCTTCTTTTGACAAGTTAAGTGCTGAGATTTCAGCTAATCTCTGTGCCTCTAATGCTGTAAGTTGTTGAGCTAAAAATTCATTATTAAGTCTTATCTCCTCATCCTTATTGCCTTTAAATCTCTCAAGCTCAAATGTTAAATTGGATAGCTTAGTGTCTCTAAGTAATTGAGCCGATGCAAGTATCTTGGCATTCTTTTCAGTCTCAATAGCTGTTATTTGAACAGACACAGCCTTAGTGTCCTCAACTGCTTTAGCGTTGATCTCTTTAATTTGTTGCTCAGTCAAATCCTTAGCTTCAATAGCTGTTCTTCTTTCAACTTCAATTAATTGCTTTTGTAACTCAAGTTTTTTTATAGCATCTTGCTCTTCTATAATTTTGATTCTAATTCTCGATGCAGCACCCTCATTTGCTATAGCTATCTTATCAGCTTCAAGTTGTTCAAATGCAATCTTTATATCTTTGTCAATAGCTTTTAATGCTATCTTTCTCTCCATTTCAGTTGCAAAGATTTTAGTCTTCTTAATGTCAAGGCCTTTTATCTCTTCATACTCTTTAACCATTTGGTCAATCTTGAGCTGGTCGATTTCCATAGTAGTCTTACCATTAACAATAGCTGCATCAAGTTGTATCTTAAATAAATCTCTAGTCTTTTTTAGATGCTTATCTTGTTCAGATTCTATCTTAGCATTTGCTGTTTTAATCTCTTCGACTCTCTTCTTATTGGATGCAGTGGTAATGTCAGTTCTTTGTTGCTCGAAATCTTTTTGAGTTGCTAAAATTAACTCATCAATTTTGATAACTGTTTTCCAATCTTGTGACCTTGAGGCTTCTCTTCTTTGTGTCTTCAACTTCGATATAGCCTCAGTCTCTTGAATCTTAAGCATAGCCTTAGACCTTTCAGTCTCATTCTTGATTGATTTAGCATTCAGCATTTCAATCTGCTTGTCAATGTCAAGAGCTAACCTCTTTTTGTTAGTAGCATTTTGAATTGCTAACTGGTTAATCTTATTGATAGCATCACCTTCTTGATTCTTTAACTCTCTGAATCTTTTAGTTTGCTCCTCATCCATATCAGCAAGCTCACCCATTGCTTTGATTTCTTTCTTCCTCCAGTATTGTTTTCTTTGCTCCTCTTCAATCTGTAGTTCCTCTAATGTAGCCCATCTATCAATCTCTACTCCTAGTTGATCTTCTATAGCTGTTATCTCTTCATTAGATAAGTCTTTGGTCACATTGTATAATCCTATTCTTGCCGCCATTTCAGATTCAATAGATTTGATATTGGACTCAGATGCCGCTTTAATTGTCTCAGCGTTTTTTTGTGCGGCATTATCTGTCAAGCCTAGCCAATCTGTGAGAGCTTCAAAGCCAGCTATCAGTGCATTGATAGGAGCCATAAGTACATCAAGCACTTTAGAAAGCACTCCGATTTTATTCAAGAAAATAGCCACCGCTGCTACTATAGCCACAATGACAGCCACTAGTAAGAATATAGGATTAGCTAGGATTTGAATACCTAACTTAACAAATGCACCACCCATGGTCTTTATAACACCAGTGAAGGCTTTGAATCCAGCTGATATCTCTTTTGGATTGACGTTACCCAATGCACTAGCAAAGACCTTAGCTTTCTGTTGAGCTTCTGCAAAGTCTAATGATAGCAATGAGTCCTTGATACCTCCTAATGAGTTGCTGACTTGCTCGAATTTAGATCCAGTAGCAAAGTTATTCACAGCCTCATTGGCATCTGCTAACTTATCTTTCAGCTCACCAGCTCTCTGTGATAGCTTGGCAATTGACTCAGGATCTGTTGCGTCTGCAATAGCACCCTTTAACTCTCTTAGCTCAGCCTTTATAGCACCTATGCCAGTTATCTTTAATGGTATCTCAACTTCATTCATATCAGTATGTTCTTATTTCAATTGTGTTAAAATCAAGCTGTCCATCTTGAAGTGTGTTAGTGAAGTCAGCAGTTCTAATCTGTACTACATTTGCAGATGTCCAATAAAATCTTATGTAATTATTCGTTTGAGTTATGCTGTTAAGTAAGTATGTTTTGCTTTGGTCAGGGAAAGCTCCTACTAATGTACCTTCATATCTACCAGCTAATGCTCTAGTCCACACTATATCACCTATTGTATTCTCAAGTACTGTGACTGTTGGATCACTTGTGCCAGTCTGACTGATTGTAGCAACATACTTCTTATAAGGTACTACAACATCACCATTGATTGTGCCAGTGACAGTTAGATTATTTATAACCATACCACTATCACTCAAGGTCTGACCATCACCTACTATGATTCCTTTTGTACCAGCTGTGACCACGTTGCCCTTTCCAAAGACTTGAGCATTCGCACCAGGTAAGATGACATTGTTGTTAAAGGTATTTCTACCTACCAATGCATCTACTCCGACTCCTATCATAATGTCACCAAATGGTCTACCTAAGCCAGTCTTAAATGGTGCTAGGTCTATCTCAGTGTCAATACTAATTAGCTCTACCTTAGTAAGCTGTCTTTGGTTACCATTGTAGTCTTGAATCTTATTGATATTCCACCAGGAGTTATCTATGTAAATCTTATCATTCAGCTTAAGTGATTGAATATCTACCTCAGTCAAGTCAAACATAGCTATCAGCATCTTGCCTACATTAATTTGATTGACTGTTCTCCTCCAATAGAGATTGTATAGATTGTTAGATGTCAATGATATTGGCTCATAGAAATAGAAGTCATTAGTGCCAAAGTTGATATCAAAGCTAGGTGTCGACGCATTGTCGAAATGTCCCAACATTGGATAGTCAGTCAAGCCAAACTCTCCAGTAGTGCCAAAGTCTAAGATGTCAAATGGCTGACATGACTGCAATCCACCATCATACAAGATGCGAATATTAGTATTTGGTGATGCACCAATTATCGCTGGCACATAAGCACCAAATGATGTCAAGAACACTGGTGTAGGTGAGAAGATTAACTCTTGAGTAGCAACATCCTTCACATACTCATTATCAAAAGTATACTCTAATTGACCATACGTCTCACTAGTCGCTTGCTCATACATTGTATTGAACTCATCTGTGTCAGGAGCATAAGTTAGCTTGAGCTTTTTATTACTCAAGTCAGGTAAAAATATAAGCTGTTGGTCTTTATCCTTTGCTAGCTTTCTGCTCCAATCCTTCTCAGCCCCTGAGTCATAATACTCATCTCTGTGTCTTAAGATTAGATTGTTAGGATTGTTAACATCTTGCTCCACATACAAGTTGTACATCTGTAGAATAGACTTAACAAAGTCTGACTGCTTGATCTCTTTTGGTACGTATTGGTTGACTGATAGTGTACTACCAGTTACTTGTATGTTGTTGCTAGGTAAGATTGACATGTTGATAGATGTCAAGTCAAGTACCACGTTAACTGGTGCTAATGTGTCAGTTGATACTGTATACCAATTGCCAGTAGTGAATGCAGCATCTGTGTGAAATATCTCAACACCAGTATTAAGAATTTGAATATCTAATAAGTCTATGCTTGGAGTACCATTGCTAGCTGATGGTATTTGAAGTGTATTTGAAAATGTTAATATAGTAGTGTTACCATTAGGTAGAACTGTAGTGATGCCATTAAGAGCCACAGTTGATCCATAGACTATAGGATTGTCAAATCCATCTACAGAAACCCTCATAAAAACTTTATAATACTTAGCTGGTGTATCTACATAACAATTCTCTCCACTTGTATTCTCTAATATTATTGATCCACCAATTGTCAGGTTATAGATGTAATGCTCCCCAGCTGATAAACTAGTATTTATTGGTGATGTATATTCACCAGTAGTAGGATCAAATATTGCTTGAGTATCTAATATCTCAGTCCATCCTGAGTCAATAGCTTCCTGAAATGTTACATTTTGTCCAACTGCTTGAACATTGGTAGTAGTCCATGTGTTCGTAGCCTCAACTAAAAAATCATTGTAATCTTGATCATTCTTGTCACCATTGTAAGGAATTAACAACTTGTCAAAGTGAGCTGACACTATATCATCCCAAGTATACGTGAATCCAGCCACAGCGAATATCCTATCAAAGTAAGTCTTAGCATAGATAGCTGGCTTGAAGTCATTAGCATTGTAGTCATTGCTCTGAATGTACGGCATCACATACTTGTAGCCATCCAATACAGTGTGACTGAATGACGCTGCAATATCTGTAGAGCTAAATGTATGGTCTAAGTCTGAGAAATCTAAGTCAGTCAAGTTAGCATTTGTAATGGCTGTGAAAAACTCAGCTCTGCTATCCTTGATTAACACTTCATAGCTTACCTCATCCTCATACCTGGTGTTAGTCTGTAGCTTGTTAACACTTACCAATTGCAATAGAGCCTCATCTAAGATAGGTACACCATTCTGAATGACTTGACACTTAGTTAGTGTGTTTATGTTGAATGTACCAGCTTGGATGTTGACATCATAGTAGTGACCTAGTAGGTCGTTGTTATTCTTTGTGCCAGCTAATGTTACAGTCTTTGAGAATGTACCTTTCCTTGAGGATAAATCTCTAATGTCACCAACACTGAATGTGATAGGTAGTGCAAGATTCTCAGATACATCAAGCACTCCATTAGGTAGAACTATTTTAACCATTGATTGTGTCGTTGTTGCCTATCCTTACTTGAATAGATTGCTTGATTAAATTCTTATTTCGTTGCTTGTAAACTTCAAAGGTGTTAGTAGTAACATTGCAACTCACATACTCAGTGCTCTCAGGCACATGAATGACACATCCATTCTCATCGAATAGTACAGCTCCATCCTCTGTGATGTGATATAGAACATTCTTAATGTAAGTTTGTGGTGATGTTAGCAACTGCTGAAAGTACTCACCCTCATTCTCAGTCATAAAATTGGTTGATAAGTCATAGAGCTTAGTCACCTCAGTGTTGATGTTGACTGTGCCTTGTTCATAACTTTTGTATCCCCACTGACTATCAACTACTGCACCAGGTACATCTTGATTGTATGTCTGTCTGTTGATGTTGCCTCTCTCGTATGCCTTAAGCTGGAAAGCAAAGCTACTCCATGAGCCTAATCTATCTAAGAATACAATGTGACTCTCAGAGATTAGTATACGTCTATCTATGTTGACCTTGTACTTGATTGACTTCTGAGTTGGCACATTACCATCAACATACCAAAACTCATAGCTAGTAGTGTCATTTTTTAACAATGGAGCTGTGCCACTTACTACTGTTAGTGAGCCATAGTTGTTAGCACCAACTGCCACACCTTTGATAGTCTCAGTCCCAGCTACCACCTTAGAGAATATATCTCCATTGTCATTCTCAAAGTAAACCTTGCCACCTGGTGCAACACCAAAGCCACGCATGTTAAGCCATAAATCTTGACCAGGTGTTGAGCTGAATTCTTGAGGTTGGTCTGTTAGCCATTCCTTAGTCACACCATCAAGCTCATAGTCTGTCTCTTCCCAATAAGGAAAGTCAAGCCATGAATAAACACCATTGAACACAAACTTATCTAGTGTAGAGATTATGTCTAAGTCTATAGTCTTTCTCTTATCAGCATACTCTACTACTCCATTGATAGTAGCATCTGTGACTCCTGACCATAGTGAATTGATTGTAAAGTTAGTAGTGCCAGTGATAGCTATCACAGTGTGCAACCCCTCAACACCAGGATTGGCTACTCCACTATCAGCTTGAGTGATATTCACCTGGTCACCTACTTGGAATGGATGAGTAGCTGTGATGCGAACATTGCCACTATTATCAGTCAGAGATGCTGTGTAGCTCATGTCAAAAATATACTCCTCACCAAATTTAACATCATAGCCAAAGTAACTATTCTCAGCGTCATAGAAAGTAGTGATTGAAGGATTGAAGTCAAAGCTCACACTATTGCTTAATAGCTTGCTCAAGTCTTGCTCACCATAGCCAGTGCCAAATGTAGGCAGTGCTTTGTAGTATCCTATTCTATCATTGGTCACTGAGTCAAAGACCTCAAAAATGTATCTAAAGCCTGACTTATTCTTGTTAGTAGAGTCAATGATAAATTTGCACTCGTTGTATGCTGGAGTAAAATCCTGAGGCTGTGCGATGATTGTTGTTGCCATACCTATATTGTATTTTTATCTGATTTCAATTAGAAGGATAAGTAGCTGTCATCCGTAAAGTATTCCTTCTTGATGTAGGTTGCCGCATACCTGATAGCATCCATAGCATCATCCCACAACTTCACTGGCTCATCTGTAATTTGGTCACCTATTTTCTTCCACTTATAATTCTCGTATTCCTTCTTAATAGCTGGATGGTCTTCACAGAATATACCAAAGGTCTTAATGTTATCTATCCCTTGCTTGACTACCTTGTTAGCATTCTCAATGTAATAGCCAGCTCTGTCTATTTCAGCTATTGTCTCAGGTCTTGAGTAGTCAGCTAGTATGTTGATGCTCTTCTCAATTCCTAGTTGATCCATGCGAGCTATCAGGTCAGTAGTTGTTAAGTAGCTTTCATAGATGACTGGCTCAATGTAGATGTCTTTGTCCCTCCAGTAGACTCTGACCAATGCAGTAGGGTGATTGTAACCAAAGTCTAAGCCATACACATAAGACGTGAACTTAGCTGGTCTATGCTTGACAAATGACCAATTGCTGTAGATGTTACTTTTGCTGATAGCTTTCTCTCCTAGTGCATAGATTTGATACTGTGCCTCATCTGTCCTCTTCAAGTCTTCAATCTGTCTTTTGATGCTCTCAGGTAGGAAGGGATTGTCTTTATAAGTTGACTTGATTAGGATGCTCTCCTCAACTGGTAGCTCATACAGCCACGAGTTACTCTCAGATGGATTGTAGTCAAAGATTAGCTTTCCTTCTGTCCTCATGTTGAGCTGTGTAAAGTCATCATAGTACAGCTCATTGGCTTCATTGCACCAGGCAAGGTCTCTCTTTCTACCTCTTATCTTTTGCTCATCATCAACAGAGAAGAACTCCACTATAGATCCATTACCAAATGTGTAGATGTGCTCTGACTTGTTGTGCCTTGCCACGTCATAAATATCTAGTGTCTTCATTATCTCTAAGAAGTCACGCATAACAGTAGCTCTCAATGCTGGGAAGGTCTTACGAATGATTGACACCACCTTGTTAGGATTCTGTAGGCAGTAGACTATTATCAACTGACATAGTGAGTAGGTCTTAGATGACCTTGAGCCACCTTCATTGATTATAAACCTATGCTCAGGGCTATTAAGAGCCTCATGATTCTTTTGAAAGATTACTGTGCTGTTTAACTCCATAGACAAATCATACCACTATTGTAGTACTTATATTATTATTTATTAAGATTACTCCCCTTTATTAGAAGTAATAATATTAACCTTTATCTCTGAGATAGATTCACCCTTTGATGTAGTATCAACTCTCTCAGTTAGGTTGTTCAGTCTCTGAGTTATGGAGGCATTATACTGCCCAACCATACCGCCAGTTACTTGATCATTTGTTCTTGCTCTCTTAATGCGTGAACAGATACGGATATATGCTGAATATCTATTATCCTTGTTCTCAAAATAATCACTTAAATCTGGAGTATCAGTATCAAATTTTGTCTCAGGGTGATCACATACAAATTCATAAAAGCCATCAAGAGTTAATGGACATTCTAAAGGCACAGCTACTATCTCACCAGTCTTATTAGATAGGCTATAGGTATACCTTGGATTGTTCTTTACGTACTCCTTATACTCAGTCCATAACTCCCACATCTTTTCGGGAGTTTCTATGTATTTAGGCTTTGCCATAATAATTTCTTTAACATTCTAACATCCACAATAGTAGTATAATTAGTAAAATCAAATATAAATTCTGATTTCTTGCCTGGGCATTCAGCTTTTATTGTTGGTATATTAAGACAACTCATCTGTTTTCTTCTTTCTCTTTTTCTTAACTGGTACGTCTTCCACTGCTGTGTACTCAATAACCATAGGCTCAGGAGCTGTAGCAGTCACTACCTCATCAAATACATGCTTGAGTCCAATTGTCATGTAGTAGTTTACTTTAGTTAGGTCAAGTTTATCAATGACAATAGTCTTAGTGCCTTTAAATCTGTCATAGATTTTCACTGTTTTACCTACGAATTCTGGTTTGATTGTGTATTCCATAATATTAGTCTTTATACCTATATTGTATCTCTTTTATATTTTGTTTTATTTCTTTGATTAGAAAGTATGCCGATGTGCTGTTGATGTTAAAGTACTTAGCTAGAGCAGTCTGAGTTGAGTGCCCTTTGTCATAGTATGCCTCAAATATAATCTTTTTAATTCTATCATCCAAAGAGTTGCGATATATCTCTACCATTGCCTTCTTGAAATTGTAGCTCTCTTCTAAATTAACCTTGTGCTCAATGTCAGATGGATCATCTAGTGAGTCCTCAAGGTATTCATGTGATCTGTAAATATCATCTTTCTTAGTTCTTGAGCCTTGAGTCCAAATAAGCTCATACTTGATTGTGTTGAGTAGGTAGCTTTTTGCTTTGTCCTCTGTAGCTTCTTCTATCTGTAGCTTAGCACAGTGAAGGTAAGCATTGTTGATTACAGCATCAGCTTCAATTGAGCTAGGTATTTTAAGTCGTTGAATAAAGTGCTTTGTGTATTTGAGCACCTCAAGGTAGTTATTCTGAATGTATTGGTCAAGCATTCTTTTCATACCAGGATAAAAAGTCCTTATACCACACTTTGCGTCTTACTGTAGAGCAAAAGCACTCCTTATCAATCACCTTAGTAGCCATAAATTTTACCATCTTAAGCTGTGATAGTGACCTCTTAGTCATTATTTCGGCCTCAGGTAGAGTTATGATTGACTCTACGAGTTGTATATCAGCTTCTGTAAGCATACGGCAGTTAATGATGTGGCACAAGCCACTGTGAATGATTGTGAGTAGATTAATGCAGTCCAAAATGACATACACTTCCAGCATCCTAGAGCAGTGTGTAGCCAGTCAGGTAGAATGAATCTGTTAATGAAGTTCTGAATTGGCTCGAAGTTAACGAACCACCAGGTAGCTACCAATGAAGTAAAGAATGCTGTCATAGTGTAAAGATACTAATTTTGGATATACCATTTAAACCATTTGTCATAAAATGCGTCAGTCACAGTATTGCCACTCATAAACCTAGACAGCTGTGAGTTATGTACTCCGATGTCCTCAGCTATGTGAGTCTGCTTGTATCTGTTTGTTACCCTCATAGTAGTTTGCTCTATCATCCATTGCTTGATAGAGAAGTCATTATCTGTTAAGATAGTGATTGTATAAATCTTTGACAAATCCATAGGTGAAAAAAGTTAGTATTAGTATTGAAACGATTGTGACTCCTATCTTTCCGAGCAAGTAGTGCATGCCATAGAATAACAGCCCAAATGTAGCCATTAAGCATAGCACTACTATGATGTACTTAACTAGTCTCATTAGAATAGCTTAGAAGTTACTTTTGTAGCATTTAGAGTCACATAGTGTGTGCCATTGTATTCTCTACCTCTCAGGTCAAATGTTACCTCTACCACATCATTCACCTGGATAAAGTCTAATAGGTCGATATTGTCATTGACTAACTGAAATTTAATCTCTTGCGGATACTTGTCCTCAGGCTGTCCTACTCTTAGGATAAATTCTTGTACCTTGAACTTCTCAGATACTTGTTTTGGTGGCAATTTAGTGATGATTGCTCCAGTTGCTGTGTGTTGATTCATATTATTTGTTTAATTGTTACTTAAAAAACCCCTCCTTGTTATTCACATCAGTTTTAACTTCCCAGGTTTTAACTTAGGAGGGGTGGCTTACCAGAGCCTGATTACTTGCTTTTGCCGAGCCTCTATACTATTTTTTCAGGGAATGGATTATCAAGTCTCATTTTAGCTACTTCAATCTCTGCTCTTATTGTCAGAGCTTTTGCATACTCATCAGCCATTGATGCTATAGTTGAATAAGGATGTACGTACTCAGCTTCATAGCCATTTCCGATAGCTGATAACAAGCCTTGCATTGCAGCAATCATTGCTTGTTGATAAAATTCTTTTTCCGTCATTTTGTTAATTTATATAGGTTTAAAAATCGTGCAGTAGTGCACTTAAATTCTTTCATAGGATTGTTAGTGCTAGCTTTAGTCACTTGATAAATCACCATGCCAGCCTTATTTGAGATAGGCACAACTAACTGCTCTCTAGTCTCGTTTTTGTACGTTTTGTTTACTTCTATCATTTTTTGTTGTTTAAATTGTTAAATTCTTCTTTTGTTACCTTCCTAACATCTAGCTGGTCATAGTTTTTTGTCACCAAAATACAATAGTCATGACCTGACTTGTTAAATATCTTAGCTGAGTATCTAGCATACTTGAGATTCTCTAGGCTTGACTCAATAATGAAGTAGGACTTTTCCATTACTTAGATTTTAATTGTTCAAGATATTCATTGTAGTACTCAGTACAAGCTGTTAGCCTCTCTCTAATAGCTTCTTCTATAGAAGTGTTACGTTCATACTCTAATACTGTGATTCGTTTCTTAGGATCAATGTGAGATACTTTGTGGATAGTTTTGTTATCCCAATCAGAAAGTAGAAAGTCATCTGTATCAATCATGCAGTAGATAAGCTCAGCTGATTGCTTATCACATAGCATCATGTAGCCTCTTAGTTGCCATTCATAATCTTTGTTAATTCCTTCTGCTGAGATAGCTGGAAAAGTCTCAAGTGACCATGAAGTCTTAATGTCAATGATTGAATTGTCCAGGATAATATCAGGAGTACCTATTAAGTAGTCATTCTCAATAGTGTCTTCATTCTTGATGTAGAATGTGTCTCTAACCTGGTTAACAAGCTCAATTGACTCATGCTCCCAGTCAGTGCCTTTCTGCATTGGCTTAGTTGATATAAAAGAATTGTAGCCAAAGAAGTCCTCTTTTGCCTTAGATGCTATGTAAGACTTAGTAGTCTGTGATAGTGTCTCTGACTTTGTTCTTGACTCAGTCATAAGTTTTCCTAGTGATGATGGATGCCATTTCATAGTGCTTGTATTTGTTGTTTGGTTAGGTTAAAATCTGATTTTAATTTCTCTACTGTGTACTTGCCTGACTCGATTGACTTAAGAGCTTCTTTGAATCTGTCATCTGTAAGAGATGGCTTAGCAGATGCACTAGCACTATTACCATCATCATCTACAGCTTGCAAGCTCAAAAGTGATTGAAGTGTTGCTCTTCTGTAATAAGTAGTAGCTCCAATCATCTTTTGTGGATCAATGTTGTCAGGTAGTGTTAACCAGGACTCAATCATCTCACCAGTCTCAATGTCAATTATCTGAGTAGTCAGAATCTTGTCATGGATAGGTTGTAACAGGAGCAGTCCATTCTCGTGAAGGATTGGCTCAACTGTCTCAAGTAATGCGTTGATGTCAGCATAGCTCTTTTTAAAGTGAGGATTGGTGGAGTTCTTAACTACCTTACCGATACTCATTTTTGCCTTGTGAATTTTGATCCACAATGACACTTTGGTTACTTCTGTTTGCATATATATTTAATTAATTGTTTACAAATGTAATAATAATTTTTAGTTGTGCAACTATTTTTCATTTAATTTCATGCACATTTCACAATATTTAATTAATTTATCTAGTGCTATTCCTATCTCAGTAGGATGTGGCTGTGGAATTTCAGCTCCACGTCTCCATTCTTGAAAGTTCTTAATGAAGTCTAAGTCTTCTTGTGTCATTTGATTGGTATTAAATTGTTTATTTCTAATTGGAATTGCTCAAAGTCTACCCATCTACATAGGTAATAGATAGCTTTTGACTGTGTTAAATTTGATTGATGTTGTATTTGTTCTTTTCTCTGAGTATCACCTTTACTGGCTTTCAATTCAATTGCGAATTTTACACCATTAAGTAAAGTTCCTTCAACATCAGCCATTCCTTTGTTTAGTCCTTTAAGAAAGAAACCTCCTGATTTTTTACTGGCATCTTTTCTCCATCTACCTTCACTGGATACTCTCCTGACATCTAAACATCCGTACATTACTATCATGTAGTCTTCAATCAATTTAGTAATTGCATTAGTATCATTTACCTTTTTGCTAGTTCCTTTGGTCACCTTAGTGTATGGTATACCATTCTCATCTAGCAATGTTTCGGTGACTGTTTTTATGACATCTTTTGATTTTAATAACTTATGTCTCTTTTTGTATTTCTTTTCAGTTGCTCCTAAAAACAAAGGATTCTGTCCTTGCATTTCTAAATCAATACAAATCTTAGTGAATTCTTGAAGTGTCATATTGCTTTTGATTTGTAATAATTTTCAACTAAGTGCTCATTTTCAAGCTCCCAAAAATCTTTTAGTAAATTTATAAACCCTTTATGTGGATTTGGAATTATCCATTCTACTTCTAAAGTCCCTTTGTGGTCAGTTAAGCTAATGATTTCTTCATCAAAGCAATAGCCAACTATTTTATTTTTAACATTTTGAAGTCTCTCAGACCTCCATTGTTCTTCTTGATTGTAATTTATTATCATAGTTCTGAAAATATTATGTATCTACCTTTGTGATTTTTATCTTTTGTTATCTTATAACCTTTGTGCTTAGCATACTGAAATAACCATGTTGAGAAACGCTGTGGAGTCATGTCTTTATAGTTGTAGTCTACCTCAAATGAACTTAATAATTCGCTGTTATAGTACATTACATCTTTGACAAGTACATTCTCACTAATGAAGTCATAGAAGTCTTTGCTAGTAGCTTGAATAAATCTTTTTGCATCGGCATTGATTCCTATTGACTTAGTAAGTCCCTCTCTTAAGTAGAGTTGTAGGTTTTTAATCATGTAATTATCAAATCTTAGCCAGTCATCTGTGCTCCATTGGTCAAATAATAGCTTACCGTAATGCTTAAGAGGTGAGTTAGTAGAGTTAAAGTATTGAAAAAACTCAATTTCATGTCTTCTACGATCATGACTACCTCCAGCTCCCTGAATAACATAGTTAGTTGTGATCACTATTTTAGGTGACCTCTCAAATGGAATAAACACCTCATCTTTATTTTTGCGATTAACAGTAATTCCTTCAGACACTATCATGAATAATTGCTCAAAATTAAAGTTCTTCACTACATCATCAAATGCTAGAATCTGAGTATCTAAGTTGACTCTTTGATATAAAAAATCTGACTTAGTAGGATTGTAGAGCTTACCATCTATTTTGACTGTCTTTCTTATGTGATTCAAAGCTGTCAACATTAAAGACTTGCCACTACCACCATTAGGATTCTCATCAATTTCTTGATCATTAAAAATAATTGCTTTTTGATTTGTCCTATCCTTATAGCCATGAATTAAATAACCTAAAGTTGATTGTAGTGCTGATATTCTCTTTTGCTCATTATTAGATACCTTTTGCACTAGGTCATAAAAGTCATTATTAAAGTCATTCACCAGGTGAAATTCTCTATTGATAATTTGATTCTCCCAAATGTAGCCTTCAACATCAATGTAGCTTAATATCTTAGTCTCATCCTTTGTTACTTTAACAACACCATTCAAATAAGGTAGATAGCTATAGTCATGACCATCTTGCAACATTTTGAGACTAACTGAGTCAATCATGTTCAGGTGATTCTCAGAGAATAAATAAGGTGACCTAGAGCAATGATTCCAAATATTAATTTGCCCTTTCTTTATCAGGTAGGTAAGCACAAAGTCTTTGATTTGATCTATAGATGATAACCTAACTTTATTCTCAATGACTCTGACAAATGTAGGTTTCTCAGCATTCTCAGGATAAAACTTATTAAATCCATTTTTCACTAAGAAATTACTGTATTTTAAAGGCTCGATTGTTACTATCTCTTTTTTAGATACAGTCCAAAAAATATCATCACTACCACTATCCTCTTTTATATCAATTAAAATATCTGTAGTTATGTTGTGATCCTTCTTTATTTGCTCATCATCTACACCATTCTTAACTTTTAGCTTGATTCTGTCAATGGTTAATTTATCCTCAAAATATTTGCTGTTAAAGTTGCTCTTTTTGTATGCTGACTTGATAGCTGATATCATTTCAGAGTGAGTAAAGTCTTCATTTGTTGTGTACTTGTTATAAAGATATTGCTCAGCTACATCTTGATTAATTCCATAATCTGACAAACAACAAGCTAGTTCAAAAATAAAATGATTTCTTGAGCCATCTGAAAAGGAAGTTTTAAATTTAAACTTTTCAATTAGTTCTAGCTTCTTATTCTCATCTTGAAGGATGCACAGTGGTGGCTTCTCAATGTATTCAAATCCTTTATCTTGTGTAATTCCTTCAAATACTAAACAAAACTCATTAAAATACACCTCAGGGTCATAAGATTCAAAGCATACTCTACTGACATCTTGATTCTTTGAGTCAAAATATTCTGATTTAAAGTATTCAGCATAGGCTAAAAACCGTCTCTTATGTTCTACAGCTGTTGACTCAGGTATTCTTATCACAGCTTTTAGTCCATTGCCACCAGGTGAAGTGAAAACTATTATAACATAAGGGTCATTAATCAATCTTTCTCTTTCAGATTGCATTATCTCAGTAGATGGATAACCATCAAAGTCTAAGACACAAAGCCCTGAGTGCTCAATCAATCCTTTGGCAGTTCTCTCTGAGAAAGTACCATTGAACATAATTGCATTGAGTTCTTTTTTAGATGCTGAATATCTTGGGTCTTTCTTGTCTACTGACCTAATTAGATTGATTTTTTCTCTAAGTTCCTCAGTTCCTAA